CAGAGGCCAGGTCGATGTCGTCGGTGCCGGACGCGGTGATGGTGCGGGTATCCGACCAAACCTTGTCGGCCTGGTTGGCGCCCGTGCCCGAATCGAGTGAGAACCCGCGGGTGAATTGCAGCTCCGACTTCTGCGTCTGAATGTCGAGCCCGCCGATAAGCGTCGTCAGCACAGAAAGGCCGACACTAGTTCCTGACAGGGGCATCGCGCTCTCCTAGATGCTCGGTTGGTTGATGGGCCTCAAATTCATGGCGACCAGCCGTGCAGGCCGCCGATTCGAACCGTGTGCCCGTGGTGCACGACCGTCTCGTCGTCGGTTGCCACGAAGCCGCCAAACCCGGCCGTCACACCCAGAAAGCTCAGGCTGCCGGCCAGCTTCGGATTGGCGAGCAGCACGCCGCCGAGCGCGTTGTCGACGGCCTGCGCCCACTCGTCGACCACCTCGAGGTCCCGCTCGCTGCGGGACTGCACCCGGACGGTCATCGCGAGGTCCACTTCTTCATGAACCACCTGCCCCGGACCCTCCGCCACGGCGTCTTCCTGCACGTACTCCCAGCCGCCGCCGTAGATGCACACCCCGCCAACCTCGCCACCGGTCCACCCGTACTTCACGGTGACCTGCGGCCAGCCGTGCGCTACCGCCAACAGGTCGAAGGCGCCACCGGCGCCGGGGACGGCCTGCGCCCTCAGCAACGCGATCAGGGCCTTTTTCGCGGGCTGGCCGATAGACAGAGGCATCAGAAATTCACCGCCGCGAACTCGCCGAACATCTCCCGGGCCGCCGCGCCATAGGCGAGGTAGCTTCGTCCGACCCTCATCTCAACGGTCACGCGAAGCCTCCCGGGTCGAGCCTGGCGGCCTCGTAGACGGCGTCCACGTTCGGGTGCCCGGTCTTCGTCTTCGACGGCGTGGACAGCCGGTACGTGCCGCCCTCGGAGGTGGTGAACGAGATAGCCCGGGTGGGTGTGGACGTGTCGAACTGGCCGAGCCGGTCTCGCAGCCGCAGCATGCCCGCTTCGGCCACGTCCGGCGGCGGGTAGTCGTATCCGTGCTCATACTCGACGACGATGTTGCGCCGGCCGCGTGGCCACACACCCCCGCCGCTGTAGCCGGTGTCGAGCGTGATGATGCCCGAGTCGGTGACACCGACCGCCGCCAGCTCGGGCCCGGTCAACGCCACCCCGTCGACACTGACCGCTCGCAGTGTGAGCAGCATCAGGTCGGGGGTGATCAGGTCGGGTGTGCCTTTGCCGTCCAACACCCGCCGTTTGAACCGTGGCACCATGGCCACGTTGCAGATGCGTTCGCATTCGTCCTCCGTGGCCACCCGCCGGTCGGCGAGCATCGCCCACGGGTAGACGGTGACGTTCAGCGCCGGCGGCATCGCGCGGGCCTCGGCCAGGCCGAACAGGTGCCCGCCCACAAACTCCACGAAGTCGCGGGCCGTGAACGGAGCCCCGCCATACGATCCGGTCCAGTCGACGGTGTGCGTGTCGAGCACCGCCGACGCGGGCAGCGGGAACGTGTAGATGCCATCGCCGACGGTGCCCACGGTGGCGGTTCCGCTGTCCACCGTTGACCCGTCCAGTCGTTTGCGGACCCAGGTGACGGCCGCAGCGGCGTCGGTGCCCACACCGTCCTGAAAGAACGTGTGCGACATGACAATCGACGCTGTGACCGGCACCCGGACCAGACGCGACACTCTGACCGCCCTTAGCTGCTCGGTTACGTTGTGGCGTGCGGCTTGGTGCTGCGCCCCACCGGCGGCCCTGACGCGCCAGCGTCGGCCTTGGTCGCGTCGACCTGAGCTTGCAGCGCGCCGCGGCGCTCGGCCGCCGCCGCCCGCTTGGCCTCCTGCGACTCCCCGTCCGCGTACCGCTTGCGCCCGGCCGCCTCGGCCGCCTCGCCGTCCTCGCCGGCGGCATTGAGCCGCTTCCGCGCCGCCCGCACGCTCTCCTCGTTGCCGGTCCTGATGCCGTTGTCCAGCTCGTTGAGTGCCTGGCGTACATGCGGCGGCGGCTTGAGCGCCGATCCAGCTGTCTGTTCGTCTGCCATCGGTCTGTCCTCCTGCTCGATTAGGACCACGGCGGTGTCTGGCTGTCGTCGTAGAGAAAATCGGCGGTGTTGGTGACGTTGGTGTTCGCCGAATAGGTGATCCGGACGTACCGCCACCGCGCCGCAGCCGCCGGCTGCTTGACGATCTTCTGAACCGTCGTCGCTGTCGTGATCACGAACGTCGCTGTCGTGTCCACAGTGGGCGTGGAAATGTCCGCGTACGTGGCGGCCACCCAGTTGGTGCCATCGGAAGACACCTCAAGCGCATAGGTACACGTCGGGGTAGCACCGATCACGGTGGTGATCTTTACGATGCCGCCCTTGTGCGACGGGCCATGATCCGCGACGTTCGTCGAAGCACCGTTGCCGGCCTGCGCGACCGACAGCGGCACGACTTCCGGGTTACGGCCCGACGCGCGGGCCTCCAATGTAGGCACTGGCGCTCTACCTCACTTATCCCAGTGGAGGGTGAGCGGCGGGGCAGCGTTCCGCCCCGCCGCCGCCAAGATCAGAACACAGGTGCAATAAGGCCGGTGCCAGAAACTCGGCCAACCGACGACGCGAACCGCCGGAACGAGTAGGCGAAGTACATGTACAGCACCAGCGTCACGGCCAGGTTGGCGGCCTTGGGCTGCTCCGCGCGGATGAACTGCGGCGCCGCCGGGTCCACCCACAGGTGACACTCGTCGGACGCGGCCACGTAGATTTCATCTTCGGTGCCGGCGCCGATCGTGGTGGGGCAGTTGTTGTCGACGATGACGGCCATGCCGTTGGGCAGCAGGCCGCGAATGCCTGCACCGTAGGTTTCGGCCAGGTTCACCCCGGCCAGGTTGCCGGCGATGCCGGGCTGGCCGAACATGGGCCACGTGGCTGTCATCTGCGCCTGCATCCAGTACCACCGACGGGAGTGCATGACCGCAATGTCGGCCATGGCGAACCCGAGCAGCGTCGCCTCCACACCCGCAGCTGCACCCAGAATCTTCGGGTACAGCTCCGGCCCGGTAGGGGTGGCGTCGGTGTACGCGGTGGCCACACCCTGCGCGGCCAGACCGGTGACGGCCTGGTTGATCAGCGTCGAGTCGAACGTGGTCGACAGCGAGCGCTGAAGGTCGTTCATCGTCACGTCTTCGATGCCGGTGCCCCGTTCGATGGCCTGCCGGGACAGGGACTGCTGCCCGGCCGCCGTCTGCACGTTTTCTGTGAGCAGCGTGTCGTCCATCGACGTCGCAGACACCGCGTCGAACTCGGCCGCCTGAAGTGCGGTGGTTGCGCCGGTGGTGATCTGCGAAATGTTGACCGTCATGCCCTGCGGGGGCAGGTCGTGCTGGTTGCACGCGTCGGCGAACGGCCGCAACGCACGCGCCTTCGGGGCGTACATTTCGGTCAGGTACTGCGGCACCGTCAGACCGACGAACGCGCCCGTGCCGGCGTCGCCGGCGGCCCGCTCCAGGTACGGCCCACGCTCAACCCGCTCCTCCTGCATGTGGCGGAAAAGGCGCTGCTCGGCCTCGGGGTCGCGGAACAGGAACGCCCGGTTGATGTCGCGCAGGAACGAGCCACCCTTGCCGGTGTTGCCCTTGTGGTAGGTGCGCTCCTCCTGCCCGACCCGGGCCACCTGGTCATAGGCCGGGCGGCGGGCGGCCGCAGTGGCCGGGTCGGCGATGCGAAGCTCAAGCCCGGACTCGATCTCCTCTTCGGAGGTCTTAGCCTTACGGGCTGCGACCAGCTTGGATTCGATGCCGGCCAGAGCCTTGGTGGACTGGTCCTTGCGCGCGAACGCGGTCTGGACGTCGGCCTCTTCCTGCTCGGTCAGGTTGGAGCGGCCGTCGTTGCGTGCCACGCTCAGAATGGTTTTGACCTCGGCGACCGCCCGCGCCCGCGTCTTCATCGCGATATCGCGCTCGGCCTCAATAGACAGGATCAGTTCGTCAATATTCATCGGGGGGTACACCACTTTCACGGACGCAGGGTTGTTAACCGCTGCTCCGCAGTGCCGCACCAACGCCGGCCCGCGTGTACTCCACGGTGGATGGTTGGGGCAGCCGTCGCCGGTGTACTCCCGGTCAGGACGTCCGCGTGAGCGAATCGCGCTTTAGATGTCTTGCCCCCGGCCGGCATGTACGCGCCGACCGGTTCGGTTCTAGAACTCGCCGTCTTCGGCGAGCATCGCCTCTACAAGGGTGAGACTACGCCCACGCGCCTCGCTCGGGCCACCACCGATGCGTGCCTCCGCGGCCGCCACGCTGAGCGCCCGGTCCTGCGCGGCCCCGGCGGCGTAAGCCCGGTACAGCACGTCGATGCCCACGTCGGACCGGCCCATCAGCTCGCGAAGCGCGGCCCGGGCGGCGCCGGCCGGCATGCGCGCGACGTCGCGGAGAATCTCCTGTTGCCGCGCGGCGACCGATGTGTAGGGGTTGGCGCCGTAGTTGACGGCCGACACGTCGCCGCGGTGGATGTCGAACTTGGTGATTTTGTAGGTCATCCAGTCGTCGGACCACCAACCCTCTTCGATCATGAACGCGAACGACATCTCAGTGATCAGCCCGTCGTCCACGGCGGTGACAAGGTCAGCGATGTCATGCCGTTTCGGGTTCACATACGCGTCGTTGCCGAGCCCGGTGGTGGCGTACTCGGGTACATCCACATTGGCGAGCAGCAGTGTGGGCAGCTTGCCGGGCATCGGGTTCACCGTGCGGGCCATGGTCAGCCCTTTGTGGTTGACCAGGTACGACACATCCGGGTCTGAGGCCAACGTCTCATCGCCGGCGTGCGCGTCCACGATCTCCTCGTACGGGCCGAACATGTCCCACATCTCGTAACGCACGTCATAGACCGACGCGACGCCCTGCAGGTGCACTAACTCCTGATCGTTGTAGGTGACCTTCTTCGCCCGGATCGTGGCCGGGAAGCCGACCATGCGGGCTGTGCCCTCAGGTGCGGCGCAGTGAGCGCCGCCGGCGTCGCGCTGCATCCGGTATCCCTGCGTGGCGGCGCCGGCCGCACGTAGCTCAGCCGAAGCCTTCCGCTCGTCCAGCGTCACCGGCCGGCGCGTGGTGGTTGTGGTCATGACTCTGATCCTTCCCTTCCGTCGTCGGTTCAGGCTGTCGCCGTGGGCTGCGGAGTCTTGTTGGCCGGCGGCGGCCCGTACACAGCCGCGATCTCGGCCAGGTCTGCGTCGGTGAACGGCTCCAGGTTTTCGATGCGCCGCCCCTCGGTGGGGGTGATCTGCCGGGCGGTGAGTCGGTAGCCCAGTACCTTGGATCGTGTCTCCGGGTCCATGCGCAGCAGCGCGTCGGTGTTCATCTTCAAATAGCGCGGCACGGCCAGCATGCCAAAGGAGATGTTGTCTTCGCGTCGGGTCACGGCCGGAGCGAGGTGCATGATGAGCAGCTGCAGGTTTCGCTGTGTGATGGACGCGTAGGTGACCGACGATCCGGACACTGCCGCTTCGATAAGGTCGCCGGGCACGTCGAAGAATCGGGCGATGTCGCTGACGCCGTAGCGTTTGTCTTCGATCCATTCCGAGCCCATGTTTTCGGCCTGCGACAGGTTGTACTCCCAGTCGTTGCCGTGGACGAACAGGTCACCGTTTTGTGTGCTGGCCTTCCACCGGTCCTTAAGGATGCCGGCCTCTTTATCGTTGAGGGTTTTCGCCAGGTTCTTAAGCCGCGCCTTGGGCACGCCGCCGCCGCCGAACCATGCCAGCGCAAAGTCCTGAATCGACAGATACTCGCCGATTGACCAGGCGGCGTAGGCGACCGGCGACAGGCCGACGTCAAGCCCGGCCACCACATACTGCCGCTCGTGCCACACCTTGTCTTCGGTGTATTCCTTGCCGTCGATCCGGTACCGTAGCGCGTCCTGGTTCTTTTTGCGGATCACGGTGCATTTCGATATGGCTTGCAGGTCGACCCGCTGCGGCCGGCCCATGCCGTCGACCTCGGTGATCAGGCCGATCGTGTTGCCGGCCCGGTCCATGTCGACCTGCGACGCGTACATCCATTCCTTCCACCGCCACCGTTTCCCACCCGGGGACACGATCACCGGCGGTTTGGGGACCTCGACGGCGATTCCGTTGACGTCGCGGTACACGTCCCGCGGAAACGACGATATGAGGTTGGCGCGTAGCCGCAGCGACGCCCACACCGCCGAGTGCCGCATGGCGGTGTCTTCGTTGACGTTGACCGCCCCCCGGTTCGACCCGCCGCTGCGTGAGGGAATCAGCGGCCCTTGCACGTGCGATCCTGCGTGCCGCCGCGACCGCTCACCCGGGGGTCTGGTGATGATGCTCACGACGCATCAACCTTGTGGCCAGTGCCGCCGTTCAGCTCGGGCAGCGCCATGGTCGGGGTCTGCGTCGCTTTGGCCAGTGCCTTGACCTCGGCCGCCAGCCGTTTCTGCTCGGCGGCCAGTGCCGCCGCGTTGACGGCCCTGGCCGCGGCGCGACGCTTACGCACCTCTCCGACAAGACGGCGGGTCACGTCGGCCAGCGCGTCGGCGTGCACACCGGCATACAAGACGGCGCCGGCCACACCCACCGCCGACCAGCCCATGACGGGCAGCAGCGCGAACCCGACACCCGCCGCCACGGCCAGCACCGCGAGCACGTCCAGCGTCGTCGAAATCATCTCGCGGTAGTTGTAGCCGGACTGGTCCGCCATGCCCGGTCCTTTCCCTTAAGTCCCGCACTCCGGGGTGTCATCGACGGCGTGCAGCCACACCGACACGGTCACGCCGTCGCGCTGCTCATCCTGGCGGTACAGCGACCGGCCGCACCACGCACACGGCCGGCCGCCATCCACAGAAGCCGTCACGTCGTAGTCGTCTACGCCCTTGACGTCCGATCCGTGCATCGCGAGCACCACCCCATAAAGCTGGATCAACTCTGCGCCGCTACCACGCCTCACGAACGTGAACGCGCCGCCGCTGCCCTGATCGACCTTGCGCGCACCGCCCAGAGACTGGTTCAGCTCGCGCTGGTTCAGATGGTAGACGCGCACACCGTCGTCACCCTCGCGCATCCGATCACCAGTCGCGTCGAAGAAGCGACCGCAGGCCCCGGCCACCTCCAGCGTGTTGGGTGTCAACACGTCCACACCGGCCAGCCGCAACGGCACAATCATCGACGACGCGGGCCGGCGCGGGTCAATCACCACAGTGCAGGGCTGCTCGCTTTTCCACATGTCAATCGTGCGGCGAACCATCCAGTCCACACCCACCGTGCCGGCCGGTATGCCACCGTCGGGCGAGCCCGGCTCGACCACCTCGCCGTGATAGTGCCCGTCAGCCCGCCGGCCCGCCGCGCAGATGACACCGGTGAACCGGTCCTCCGCCACCTCCAACGACAACGCGAGCCGGTTGTCAATCTGCGAATACGGATCCCACAACCCGTCCCACGTCGTCTCGCGGATCAGCGCCCATCGGGGTGCGGACACCCCCGGTTCCCAACCCAGATACTCCGCGCAGAAATCGAGCATCTCGGTGGCTGACTCGTAGTCCTGCCGCACCTTTTCCTCGGTGACCGTCCGGCCCAGCCCCGGCATGCACAGCCACCAGGTGGCCGGGTCGCCCGGGTCGGTGGTCGACGCGTCACCCGGTGCGGTGTAATCGAAGAACGCCATCCCGCGCCGAACCCCGGCATCCACCCGGGCCCGGCCCACCTGCCGCTTGTTTTGCAGATACGACCAGGTACCCGGCTTCCGGCGAGTGATGCCGGGAATCATCGACGTGATCAGGAACTGAGACCAGTCCCGAGTCAGCATGGCCGGCCGTAAACCCAGCTCCGTGCCGGCGTCCGCCTTCGACCAGGCCTCGTCAATGACGGCCAAGTCCAGCGTGTCACCCGTGCCTGACGTCTTACCGGTGGTCGATTCTGGCGACCAGCCCGAACCGTTGCGCCACCACATCATTTCCTGATTGAGTCGCAGCCGCGCACCCCCATACCGGTCGCGTGGCTTGATCAGCTGCTGCCGCAGCGGCGATTTCAGAATGCGGGCCAGGTGCACATCACGCCACCGTTCACGGGCCTTGTCCGCAGTCTGCGCCGTATACACCACCGTCTGCGGACCCTCGGGCCACGACGCGGAGCAACGATGCGCCATGTAGGGCACCAGAAAAAAGGTCTTACCCGTCACCTGACGAGGCCCGATAATCACCACCTCGCCGTAGGCCAGCAGCCCCGTGGCCGGGTCGATCTCCAACGCCACGTCCGCCATGTACTGCTGATGCGGCATGAACGGCGTGCCCATCATGGCGGCGACCTCACCCACCCGCGGGCCCAACGTGGCACGCTCAGGAGACCGGGGCGTCCCCCACAGTGGGGGGCAAGGTAGCGCGGTGCTGCGCCCGCTCAGCACGCTTGCGCTCACGATCGCACCTCCGGCATCGCCGACCCCAATGATCCGCCCTTTCGTGCGTAGTGCCCTCGTCGAAAGAGTGCCCGCGGTCGCACTCTGTCCGCCGCGCCGCATGGCTAGACGGCGCCTCTCCCCGTAGCACGTTCACCCGATGCGACACCAGCTCCAGGTGCGCTGTGTTCATGCACGCTCGGTTCCGGCAGAGGTGGTCCGGTTCCATCCCGGCAGGGATCGGCCCAAACCGCGCCTCGAACCTGGCCCGATGCACGCGCCGACTCTGACCCTTACGGTTTTGCCGGCCGTAGCCCTTGTCGTCCGGACACCCCGTCCACAGCTCACATGGGGTCTCAGACCACAGGGGTGGACATGTGAGCCCCGAACGCGCCACCGTCATCGTCACCCGCAGACTCCCCAGTCAGTTTGCCCAGCACCGCGCGCAACTCCTGCGCCAGCTTCGCCGTCGTGGTCGGCGTGTCCGACCCGTCGATCGCGTCGGCCAACACCACCGCCAGCTGTGTAAGCGTCGCACGCCCAGCCGCCCGCCCAGCCAGCCTCGAGCCCCGGGCCCGCGCCAGACCCAACGCCACCAGATCGGCCCTGAGCGCGCGGTGCATCGGGCCCGGCGAGTGCCGCGCCGGCTTGGCCACGTAGCCCGCCACCCAACCAACCCGCCAGCCAGCCTGCCAACCAAACCCGGCACTGGCCTTACTGCCGGGTCCGGTGTGCTCGGCCAGCCATTCATCGGGTGGGTTCGGCGGCTCGGGCACCGTAGGCGGCTTCACGACAGCCACCAGGGCGTAAGCCGAATCGCCTCACGCCGACGAAAGGAAAGCCGCCCCGCCTTCTTTACTCGCCGTGACTCAAATACGGTCCCGAAACAGGAAGCCCCGCCAACTCCCTTAGCGGTAAGACACACACCACACAAACAACGCCCTGACCAGGCAAAACACGCCAAGATTTTTGTTGAGAGAGGAAAAACGGCGGAGGG